TTAATTTACTCTATAAGTTACGCCTGCATAAATTAAATCACTAGACAATCCATTGAGTGCTTGGATACTTTCTACCGTCGTGCCATATTGAGCGGCCATGCCAGAGAGAGTATCTCCCCATTGTGCTATATGGTAAGACACATTTTGAGGAGCTGATTGTCCTTGTCCTGTCAGTTTTAGAACTTGTCCTACATAAATGTAATTCGGATTGCTAATTCCATTCAGAGCTGCTAACTGTTGATAAGTCGTGCCATATTGAGCGGCAATTCCAGAAAGGGTATCACCCGGCTGTACCGTGTATGAGCCGGACTGCTGAACGGTTGGAGATGGTGCAGGTTGGCTATTAGTAGTAGAGATAATCTCTGCATTTCGTTTGTAAATCCAAGAGTTAATTCCTGCTAACAACACCTTATCACCGCTCACCTCTGCTACTTGATAAGACCGACCTTTAACCCAATCAGGAATCCCTTCTCCTGTCGCCCAGTTGGTAGCCGAGAAATTAACCTTGACTGTGTCGCCGACTTTAATATCGCTTTTCGGTGTGTTATCAGCTTTTTCGCCCTCTTTAATCGCTGGCGTTTGTGTTTTAGGTGTATTCTTACGACCATAACCATTATCTGTAATACCTGTCAAGTCTACATTACCATCAAGTCCACCAGTGATGTAAGTTGACGTAAATTGAAAGATAGCAATTCCCGGAAGAGATGGGAAAAAGTTATAATTTGGTGATGGCGTCACATTGTAATCTGGATAAGCTCCAATCCACAAAGAATTCGGAAATTCAGCTAGAATCCGATTATAATCAACGTGATCAAGCGTGTAAGGCTTGTAGGAGTAGTACATAGGCGTGTAACCCGCTGCCTTAATCATACGCATCCCATGCAAAATTGCGTTTGTGTTGGCTTCTTTGCTCGCACTCGCCCCGCTCTCATAATCGAGAGCTACAATTGACCCTTTCGGTGTTTGAACCTGCGGAAGAAATGTATTGAGCACTTGTTCACCCAAAGCAGCATTACCACCTACTTCATACCAAACGTAAGTGTGAGCACGTTTTCCTTGTGCAATAGCGCTTGCTACCTGAGTTTCGTAAGTTGACTGTCCGTACATACCATAGGCATTGATACCGCCAATTTGGATAATAGCAAACTTGTCATGCCCATAACCAAAGATACCGTTTGTTCCTTGATAAACAGACCAGTCCACGCCTTGGTCTCCTACTGCCGCTTGTGCAGCAGTAGGAAGCATAAAGCCAAGTACGATTGTAACAAGAGCTAAAAACTGCTTAATTTTCTTTTTCTGTGTCATCAGTTGTTTCTCCTTTTTTATTTTTAAAAGCTAATTCGTAATAGCCGATAGCAGATAATCCGGCAATTAGCCCGCCCCAACCATACGCAGCATAATCACCATGTGCAATTGTTGCGGCATATGCAAGACCTACAATAATCCCTAAACCAAGAGCTAGCGTAGATACTTGCTTTCCGTTTAGATTGAATTGCGTCTTAACAACATTTACAATCGCTGAAATGATGGGGGCAATAATCCCCGCTGTGATTAAAATTTGTTGCATCTTATTTCTCCTTTTCAATTTTGCTTTCGAGCTTGTCGATTTGCTCGTCAAGGTAGTTTGTTCTTTCCTCTAAGCGATAAGTTCGCTCTACTACGCTATTATGCTTTTCCACTTTTTTCTCTAACTCCTGAATTCGAAAGGTGGTTATCTTAGCACTAGTGATAATCCCGCCAAATGTGCCAATTAGCGAAGCGCTAATCGTCACAACAGCATTTATAACGTCTGGTGCCATATGTCCTCACCACCTAATCTATTCTTGGCATAACCGTTGCACAAGCTCCCTTTTGAAGCAACTCTTGCAGTGGCTGCCCATTGTGCGTCCAGTTATCCAAAAATTTCAGAATGACAGGCGTACCTTGTGGATATTTAGGATTCGTATCAAACGGATAAGGTGCGCTAACAATATCGCCAAAGCCATATCGAACACCTTCGGTAAGTTGCGGCAAGAGTGCTGCGACCTTGTTATACAAATCTTGCTGCATGCCGCCCTCTGTGGAAATTGCAAGCAGAATCAATACATCTGTTAGTTTAGATGTGCGCTCTACGCTATCTTTGTTTTTGTTTGTTGCGTCTGATGTCTTGTCTAGTTTTTGTTGCATTTCTGCGATAGCGCCTGTTGGATCAAGTTCAGTCGCTACTAGTTTCAAAACCGCATCGATTAAACTTTCGTCATTATCGTTCATGTGGTCTCCCTCCAGCACACGGTCATAAGCCGTGTAAGGCTCGTCACAACGAATAGCGACAAATGTCTTGTTTGCTTCGCGTAAATATTTATTAGCTACTCTAAATTTCATTTTATTTCTTCTTTCTTTTTATTTTTTTAATAAGTCCAAATGATTTGGCCAAGATATGGAATATCTTTTTCCGCACCTATGATATGTAAATCTCCGCCAACATTTAATTGGGCCGTTCGGTCTTTGTTTCTATCCAAACTCCACGCTTGTACAGGAAACATTTTATTGCTAGGCACGTATTCCTTTGGTATATCTACTAAATGATAAGTACCATCACGGTCAAATTGTAAGTTAAAATCGACCAACACAAGACTGCCTTGTACTTTCCAACGCACTTTGTTGTTGACCTCGGATTGCTTCCAGTCTGTATAATTGTCTGATTTTAGATAAAGTTCAGCATTATGACAAGTTATGTATAACGCATCTTTCCCGTCTTCCTTTTTGCCAAAATACATAAGGGAGGAACCGCCTTGGATAAAAGGATGAATCCCGTTTATCTGCATATATTTAAGGGAATGTCCAGCTTCAAGATTTGCAAAAAACAATTCGCCATTTTTAAAATACGAAACAGGTATGATTGTTGGTGTCTTATCTTCTTCATTTTTTCGACCAATCTTGCCATTTGAATAAATACCGCTGCTATTTATCAGTACAGTTGTATCATAGTTATACTCTCCCGGAACTGTCCCCCAAGCATCATGACTTGGCGAATTCCTAAAACGAGTAGTAAATTCAATTTCTCCTGCTGTGATTTCTCCCAAATCCGAAGCGAGTGCACTCAGCTCTTTAACGTTAAGCTTGTCTGCTGTAATCGCACCATTTACAATCATGTCAGCCTTAATCTTAAGCAACTTAGCGATAATCTCTACCCATTCGGGATTCTGAGAAATCATGCTGGCCAACGTTTGGCCGTTCACAACTTTTTCAGCGGTGGAGACAATGCCGTTTTCATTAACTCTAATTTGATTCTTCTTAACAACATCATTGTTCAACTCTTGCACAGCCTGCGTGATTTGATTTGCCCGCTGGTCGAATGTGGTCTGTGATACTTTGCCATTCACTTCTTGTTTGACTGCCGCAAGTTGTCCGTCTACGTCATGCTTGTATTCGGCAAGCTTGGTTTCGGTATCTTCGGGAGCAGGACTCCAGTCCGTTGGAATAGATCCTGTTTCTAGCTTAAATTTGATTTCGTCTTTATTTAACGCCCTTTTATCAAGTGAGATAGCGATATACTTTGTGGCTGCTGGTACTTGCAAAAGCTGTTTAAAATACCCATTGAACCAAAATGTGCTATAACCATTCGCTAGAGGTTGTTTCGTTTCATCAAAATACTGGATTCCTACCCAATTCTTTTTCTCGATTAACCTTAATTCCCAAACTTGCAAACAGTAGTTTTTGTTTTTAATTTCAATCAAATTCGAGTAGATGTAGGCAGGGTCTTGTCTCAACGCATTTTGATAATAGCCGCCGATATTAAAATTTGAATAAGCTAGTAAATTATTTCCGCCAATTGTCAATTCTTCAAATCGTCTCGTAATCCCTCGTACGTCTTCTGTGTGTTGAGATTTCGCAACATAGCTTTCAGATACCTGCTTCCGCAATGATTCTGTGCTGCGTGCTGTCTCTGTGCGTGTGTACTGTTCTAGCTGCTCTCTGCGTTTGCCATCATCTGCCACATAAGATTTAACGGCGGTCATGTCTGTTTTTAGACCCTCAGCAGTTTTTTCAAATGTAGCACGGGCTGCAGTGATTTGCTCGTCTGTATCTTCAGGTGCCGGACTCCAGTCAGTCCTAATCGTCCCCTGTTCAACCTTGACTTCCCAGACTTTTTTGCGAGCATCCTTATGATAAGTATTGACTCGCAAGTGATAGGTTCCAGTCGGTTTGTTCCATATAAAAATCGTACCTGTCGTGCCAGTATTGCTATCGGACACAATCTGATAATTCGTAATGGTCTTATCCATCAACCAGAGCACCACATTATCGCTTTCTTGAGTGCCATTGTGATTGTTGCTAAAAACTCCATCGGTTTTAGCGGAGATCAGATATTTCTCACCCATAACTAAATCAATCGAAGTGGATTGCACGTATAAAACATTGTTATCAAAATTAGATGGATTTATATCAGGCTTAAATTCTCCCTTTGAGCCTTTCAGTAAATTCTTCCCGCCGACAGAAATCTTACTAATCTCTTCTCGGATTCCATCCGCAGTCTGTTTGACTTCGGATTTGCTGGCTTTGTCGCCAAGTTGCCCAGTAATACGAGCTAGATTCTGCGTGTTGCTTTGTTCATAGGCTGTTTGTTGGTTGCGGATAGCTCCCACGTCTTGCTTGACTTGCTCGATTTTGGTGGCGCTCTCCGTTTTTTCTTTGAGTAAATCTGATTTGACAGCACTCAAATCTTTCTTAGCCAGCTCCATATCTTGTTTGAGTTGGTTAATCGGCGCAGGGTCTGCAGGTTTTCCGGGATCTCCCTTCTCGCCCTTTTCTCCAGTAGCTCCTTTAGGCCCTTGAGGACCAATGTCTCCTTTTTCAATCAGACCTTTCGAAACAGTTTTAATCCTATGCTCGTCAAGTACTGCACTGGCTACTGCTACTATCCAGCTATCACTCTCTTTATCCGTATTAAATACCCGCATTTGGACACTATCGCCGACCTTTAACCCTGCTGTGCTTTCGACAACAGACCAATCACCAGTATATCCATCGGTGCTGTATTGATTGATAAATTTTTGTGCATATTTGTATTGTGTGGTAAATAGCCGTAGAGATCTTCCGTCTTCTCCGTCGCGACCTTTTGCGCCATTTTTTCCGTCATTAACATTGGTGAAAGGCAGCTCTTTTTGAGCCACTTCTTTGCCGTTTATAATTGCTATAACTGTTACAGTGAGTGGCTTAGTCAGTCCAGCAGCTTCAACAGTAAATGTTGGAGCAAGTGGAAATTCACGTTCATCTAACTTCCATTTCCAACCAACTTCCGAATCTGGGATAGTTTTTCCTCCTTTAAGTAAGGTAGGATAAATCGTTGATTTTCCTTTATTGTTTTTAAAAACAGTCCCATTATCTGACGCAATCTTAATGTCATAAGGCTTTGCTTCTTCCAACATTTCTTCTAAACGTTTCTGGATGCCGCTTGATAATTTATTCTCAATCGCTTTAAAATTGGCAAATACAGTCTTGTTTTCGCCAGTTCCCGTAAAGCTCATAGACTGCTCAGACACTCGCATTTGGAGTAAAAGAGTTTGATAAAATCCGTCATCTTCAATTTCCACAGTGTCTCCGGGATTGTAAGGTAAATAACCGTCAACTTCATAAGTTACGGCTGGATAACAATTCTTTTTCAGCTCTCTCAGAGCACTGGACCGGATAACCTCTTTGCTTGCTGACTCGACCGGAAGATCCTTACGAATCCACTGGTCGGACATTGTTCCGCTAGTAAATGCTGCCGGAAACATGCTCATCGATAAGGGGGCGTAGAGCATATCCCCTCTTTGAAAGAACTCAATCTCTCCTTTTTCATTTTTAATTTCTAGCGCCTGCATTCCTGCAATCGTTACGACTTCGCCTTCTTCTGTTTTGCCAGTTGGCCGAGTGGCGTTGTAAATGCCTGTCGTATCAACCGTGCGAGTTAGAGAGCGGAAATCTCGTCCATAACGCAACACTTTAGACTGGACTTTCCCTACACCTTGATGCGTTGCGTCGTTTTCGTGGTACACGTTGACCACGAAGGCTTTGATAGAGCCGTCATCATTAAGTGTGGTTTTGAACTCAATCTCCGCTCCAAATTTATTTACTAACGATAATAAACGAGCAAGCTTTGTGTCTTGTCCTTCCCATTCTGCGGTTATTTTCTTATCAGCAACCTCATTAATCCCGATTTTCAGCATAGTAAAGTTGAGCAAATCAAACACCTTGCAATACTCTTCAAAAGACATAGCTTTAGGAGCCTTATAAGCATTGACATACTCGTTGATTAGCTCAAGATTGAGATTAACACAATTAACCTTGACTAATTCCTCGTTCTCAATAACTTTTCGAACAATAAAAAGATGTGCTTCTCCTTCATATTCAAAAGAAATGAAATTTTTCTCGCTAAGAAAATTGTAAGTACGCTTTGAATAAGTATCGTTTATCAAAGCTTTTTTTACAGCTGTAAAGTTGAATTGGGCCGCCCCAGTATCAAGATACCTAGTCCAGGTATCGCTGAAATAATTCAACGTAGCCTGTTTATCGTTATCAATTGATGCGACTGGATGTAGATGCGCGTCATGAATTGTTAGTAACATCTATAACCACCTTTCTTCAAAATTTACGGTTACGGTAGGCTTTGTTTTAACCCAACTTGAACTGTAAACCTCTAGTTTACTGTTGCCCGGTGGCACTTTAAGCCATGATGAACCGTAAACTCTATCACTAAATTTGTCCTGACCGTCAACAAAGATAGAATCCTGCTCACTATCAGCTACTACGATAGAGCCAGGACGATAGCGATTAGGAACATCACGAATACCGGTGACGAAGTCTTTGCGATAAACAATACTATCAAGATAAGCGTGTGTAACTTGTGGTTTATTTCCGAATGCTCCGATTGCCACATGGATTTTTGCGGACTTTTTCCCTTTAATTTCTGGGATGTGGAATTGTGGATATGAGCCCCACCAATACACTTGAACCATGTCATCGCGTCTAAGTAAATCCGACCAACCGCGCGGCTCGTTGAATGGATTAGCTGTTTCCTCGTGCGTTCCTTTAAACACCCATTGTTTGATAAGGTTATACCCACCTTTACCATTAGATGCTAAAAAGTTGTATTCAACATCAAGACCGTTAGCGCGTTTGATGGTTTCTACCCCATATAAAAATTGCCCCTCTGTATCCGAAATAGCAATCTTGATAAATCCAAGTTGATTAGCAGAACCGAGCCAAAAAATCTGTCTCCACCAAATATACTCATTAAGTGCGCCACGTTGCTTACTGCTATCAAGAGGAATTTCCCAACTAACAGAGCCTGCATTATTAGGACGTGAACCACTGCCTCGATTAGTTAGAGCAATATGTGGACGACCCCAAGTGTTGTCAATAGCCAGTGTCCCGTTTAAGTTCTGACTAAGGTCATTCAGGATAGCAGCGTTTTTCTGCCCTTGAGCTAAGCCTTTGACAATGCCGTTATTCGATACATAATCAAACAGTATTTCTGACTGCTTATATTGTTCTGTATCCGCTTCTTCTCGGTTCCCTAATTCTAATGCTCCGCTAGTGTTAACAAGGCCAATATACCCATTCTCGGCATTGTGCTTAACGGTAATGATAGGGTGAGCGTCCACAGTGCCATTATTAACTAGGTCAAACACGATTTTATCTGCTTCTATTTTGGGGTTATCAAACCGTCTATAAGTCGCTGAGTGGGCTACGCCGTCAGGGATAAGGATTTCAAATTCTCCCTTTTGCAACCACCGAGTAACATTGTCTGTGTCGACCCCACCAACTACCAGACCCATATAATATTTATCAGGTTCATCTGATATAGTAATTTTGACAGGTTTTGACGTATTAAATACCTTAGCCAAAGTGTGCTTGATACTTTCCACATCTTGACCTGTCCGCCTTTGAATTTTAAATTTAACCTTGATTTTTTTAGACCCTGTTTTCACGCTTTGCAAATTCACACCTAAATTAGGAGCGTCATCCGTTGTGACGCTCCTTTCATTTCCGACAGGGCGGATAACTTCGATTATCCGAATAACCTCAGAGAGGTCAAAGTTGTTATAGATAATTGTGTCCATCAAGTCTTCCTCTCATCATGTTATTGAGTAACAATTTATCATTTTGATATTCTGTTAAAGGGCCCCCAATCTTACCGACCAGCGTGCCGTCATCAAGCGTTAGATAAATAGGGCGTTTCGCTGCGTTTTCAGCAACTTCAAGCGCTTGTTTAACTAACTCATCAGCTTTGTCTTTCATTTTCTGAGTGCGACTCTTTCGCGTGCCATCGATGGAAGAATTGAGCTGCACTTGGCTTGCAATAGAGCCACTTGCACGGCTCAGCAATTCTTCAGGATTGAAGCGATACTTCATCATAGTCTGTTGTACATAGGCAAGACTATCAGTCACATCAGAAACATTCTTCTCAATACCTACAGCGATACCTTGAGCAATGTATCGACCAACATTGTCCCTAAACAGCCGTGATGGTGAGTGAATTTTGGCTTTGGCCTGTGCTGCACGTTCCGCCTGAGCCACAAGAGCATTAGCCGCAGCCGTAACAGCTCCAAGGGCTGAATACATACCAGCAGCGAGACCTTGACCAATCATAGCTCCAATATAATTCATCGATCCAACGCCAGACATACCAGCAGAACGAACAGCAGCAATCATGGCACTCATTGCCGCAACTGCTTGACCAATAGTTGATCTAATACCTGTGGTTACACCTTGACCTGCTCCTTGACCTGCTTGTAAGCCATGTAACTTCATCAGAGGCACTGCACTAGCAATAGCTCTGACAAAGTCTTGACTTGCTCGACGTACAACAGATTGTGCTTGGGCCATTGATGAGCTAATCGCTGCAACCATACCCGACATATTAGATACAACCATTGCTCTCAGTGAAGCGAATGCCTGTCCAGCCGATAATGTCGCACTAGACGTCCTATACATAGCTGTCTGCATTTGATATATAGCAGTAGTTGCTTGATATGCTGTTGTTGCTATATTAGTCATATAGATTGCCGTGATAGATACATTATTTCCAAGAGAAATAACAGCTCCGCTTACAGTCGAGATTGAGCTTTGTAACGTGGTTAAACTAGCGCTAAACATTGCCACTAAACTTGATGAAACCGCAAGACTAGTTAGAGAAGATATCGCACCGCTTGCAAAAGCTGCCATCGCTGCACTTGCTTGTGTCATTGCTGGAGCTAATCCTGTAATGCTAGATGAAATAGCAGGTATAGAGCTAGCTAAAACTTGCAAAACACTTGCAGCAGCTGTTCCGCTTGCTTGTACCATTACCAGGCCTTGTCCGAGCGATTTGATACCAGCTCCAGCACTTGCCATACCTCCGCTTTGAGCAGCAATCTTACCAACACCAACCGCAACAGCTCCCAAAGAAGCAGCCATATCTGCAAGATTAGTATTAGTAATCATGACAACGCCTTGAGCTAACAATTTAAAGCCTCGACCAGCATTTAATGCAGCTCGACCGATTGAGTCAAAAATGCCAGCTATACCATCAAGAATTGACCTTACAGCACTACCGAACCCCTCTATAACACCCTTAGCACCATCAAGAATATTTCTGATTTGTTCTCCTAATGTTTTGAATAGATTAGTTATGCTATCAATTATTGGTCTTATCTGACTGATTAAGTTGTTAAAAGCGTCTACGAGTGATTGCAATACAGGAGCCAAAGCAGTAACCATCTCGCTTATAGCCGGAATAAATGGCGCTAACGCCTGAACGATTTGAACGATAGCTTGTGATACAATCCGAGTAATCTCAATGAAAGTTGTTGAGAATATTTGTGCTAGCGGCGTCAAAGCTGAAATGATTTGAGGTACAGCGGACATAACCACTTCTACGACGCGGACAAAAGTATTCGCCATTATTTCAACTATAGGTGCAAAGGCTGTCACTAAGTTAGATACAGCCCCGATAATTTCAGACACAGCACTACCAATTGAAGCAATTAGCACACCCAATTGAGGGGCTACTCCACCAATGGCAGTAATAACTGTAGCAAACGCTTGACCTACCGCTGTCACTAGAGGCGAGAGCTTAGCTAATGACGGAATAACAATCGCCAACGCTTGAGCAAATGATAAAATAACTGTACTTACAAAATTAGAAATGGCAGCACCGACCGATTCAATCAATGAGCCAAATCCCTCAAGCATCACTTTGATACCTTGACCTTGACTACCAGCCAAAGCAAATGCCGCACCTACTGCCAAAATTGCAACAGATAGAGATAAAAGAGTTACGGGATTTACAAGAGATAGTGCTTTACCAATCCCCTGAAAAGCTGTTGATAATCCAGATCCTATGCCTTTGGCTGCCGTTGCTATACCAGTTCCTAGAGATTTAAAAATTGTGGATAAACTTGTCCCTACACCGTTTAAAACAGTGGCTATACTTTGGCTTATTCCTTGAGCAACTGTAGATATGCTCGAACTTATACCTTTCAAAAGGGTAGAAACCCCACTACCTATGCCTCTAAAAGCCGTTGAAATAGCTTTCCCAGCAGACTTTAAGACATTACCTAAGCTATTTATGATTTGAGCAATCTTTGAAACGCTTTGCCCAGCTGATCCAGCAGCTTTGCTCATAGCTTGTTGGGCAATGTTGCCGCTTGAACGGAATAATCGGCCAATTAAAGGAATGCGTGATAGCAAACCAGTAATCGCCCCTTTGACAATAGAAATAGAGTTTCTTATACCACCTCCAAAAACCTTTGCGACTATAGCAGCTAAGCCAGTGAAAATGACGGCTGTATCTGCTGCAGCGACATTTGTTTTGGCAAAGAAATCAGCTATCCCTTGCACAAGCTTAGAAATACCTTGTACAGCTAATTCAATGCCTCTAGCCAATAACTGAAATGAACTACTACTACCAATTGCAGCTAGGACATTTACAACAGCAACAAATCCTTTAGTTAAAGCCGGGATAACCGCCAATGCTATATTCATCAAAGTTGTTGCAACCGTTGAAAACGTAGAAATCACATTATCCCAGTTGATACTTTTACCGATTTCTGCAAAAGCATTCGAAGCTACTTTGACTAAATTTCCAAAAGCAGCACCCAATCCGCTGGCAATATCACTATCGTTGAATTTTTTAACAACGTTTTGAATTGTGTCTAAAACACTGTTAATCATCATCCTAAAATTGGCCAACGCGCCAGTTTCGGCAAACGCATTTACAAACTTAGCAACAGATAATGAAGCGTTTGAGAATACTGAAATAGCAGTTTTAACTGCCTTTTGAGCAGTAAAAACCCACCCACCACTGTTAATACCTGCACTCAGAGCTTTCACCACAGAATCAATAGCGGTTTTCGTTGAGTGTAGAGCCACTTCTAAACTGACTAAGCTCTTGTCATTGAATATCTTTTTGAAAGTTTTAACAGTGGTACTAACAAATTTAGAAATTTGAGGTGTCATGGCATTAAAAGCATTTGAAACTGCAGCTTTAACTTTATTCAGGTTTTCAGCGATACTTCCTAAGCCATTAGCCTGTGCTGCCTTATCAAACGCCTGAATCATATTGGCAACACCGCGCACTACTGCAGTCTGTATGTTCTTAAATGACGTCGCGATACCAACGGAATTGATACGCGCCAACTCTGCGAAGCCATTGACACCCTCGTTTAATTCAATCAACTTGTCTGAGAACTGGTCAAAGGTGATAGTGCCTTTTTTCAGAGCGTCGTAAAGGTCATTCTTAGCAGACGCCCCAGCAAAGCCAAATGCTTCTGCAGTCTTTTGAAGACCGACTGGCATTGTTTCCATCAAAGTTTTATAAGACTGCAAATCGACTTTACCAGATGACATCATCTGCGTGAATTGTGTCAATCCGCGACTAGCGTCTGCACTCGATGAACCCGATGCAAGAAAGGCATTGTTCAAGGCTAAAGTCAGCTTAGTTGATTTACCTAAATCTCCGTTCATCATGGCTAACTGTTGAGTAGTACCCACGACTTCATCTAAAGCTGTTGGCAATCCGTCGATACCCTTTGAGAGCTCATTGATTGCCTTTGTTGCGTCTTGAGATGAAAAGCCTATGGCTTTCATCATGACAGGGAATTTATTCATCGTGTCAACACGACTAACGGCACCGCTCATAGCGCCTTTGACTTGATCTAAAGCCCCGGTCACGACTTTACTTGCCAAAGCAAAAGCCGTCCCCATTCCCAACGCTGACGTTTTTAAGCCTCCGAAAGACTTAGGAGCAAAACTGCCGAGTCCGGATAAAGCGGACTTCAACCGCGATAGACCACTCTGCGCTTTGTTGTCGTTCATGTCGGCTTGAATGACAACTGTTCCATCTGCCATATTTCAACTCCTTTCTTTAGTAATCAATTTCGTTAGGTAACGCGTATTCTTCTTGTAATTCACGCATTTTGTTAATGTATTCTGAGCTGTCATCTTTTTGTGGCTTCCACGCTCGAATTTTTAAAACTTCTGCAAATTTAGTGTTGCTTGGCAAGCTATTTAATAGAGCGTTGAACTTTTGCCAATGCAACTGTCCTTGAACATCTATTAGGTCTATTTGATAGGCCTGCAGAAATGACGAGTATATATAATCACCGTCATATTTCAGAGAAAAAAGAGGTTGTTTGTCCTCTTCCTCGTCCTCATCATCGTCATCAACCTGTTTAGATGCTTTTTCAATCAAATTACCCGCCAAATCATACTCTTGCACTTCTCCCCTCTCGCTCTTGATAATGATATGCTCATCTGAAATTTGTTTATAAATTTCAAGAGCTGTTTCAATGTCTAGTTGCGATAACAAGTTACCCACAGCCTCTACTTCTTCGGCTGTGTTAGTTTTTAGTAAAATTTTCAAAGCCATAAAAGGCTGGAGTTCGGGCAAAAAGCGCTCATCGTGTAACATTTCAAGATGTCTTAAAACGTTATCAAATGACAAATCGAGCGGATAAATCACGTCATCAAGAACGAGTACGTCTTTAAATTTTCTCGATATGTCAAACATGATTAGGCCTGCGTGTATTCTTTAATTAGCGCCTGTGTCTTATCATCCACTTGTTCTTCTTTAATGCCTTTCATGGCTTCGAAATAGTAACTCATGGTGTCAAGAGTAGAACCTCCTGCAACTTCATAAACTTTGTCGAAAGTTCCCTCACCGAATACACCGTCCCACGCCATGATAGACAGCTCTTTAGCTTTTTTCAATTCGCTCTCACCTTGACGTTCTGAGACGATTTTTGCCTGTTTCTCCAACTCAACACTTAGACGCTCCATTTTTTCGATATTTTCATCGCTTTTAGAGAATTCAAGTTTAAAAGCGCCGAAGTCAATAGGAATTACCTTATTTTTTAAATTGATTACTACCATTTTTGTTTTCTCCTTAATACAAACAAAGAGGGCGTAACTCTGTCACGCCCTCAATTAAATTTAACCAGGTACTACGTTAGACTTTTTAGGTTTCTGATCCCACATAATTTTTGCTTTAAAGCCTTCATGTTCTGTAGCGTCACCGTCTCCGATTTCGATTTCAGAAACAGTGGCAACACCTTCTTTCTGAGTCTTTCCGTCTGATGAAACTTCCTTGTACCAAACTTTGCGGCCATCACCGACCTCATCTTCCATATCCGCGATCATATTTTGAGCTTCATCGGCATCGTTGCGTTTACCTTCAAACGAACGACCGCGTTTAACAGATGTGATAGTCTCTACTGGCGTACCATCTCCAGCAAAGTCTGCACTGTCATCTGTTTGCTCATCTACTTCAGGAGACGAAGTAGTGATGTCTTTTGCCAACCATTTGTATTTCTCTTTGGTTGGCGGAGTGTCTGGAGTCGCCGTTTCAAACGGCGCTATGTAGTGTTTACGCAAGGCGTTTTTATTCTTTGCCATATTTTATTTCCTTTCTATTTCAAGGCTGGCTGTTACATCCAGCAAATAAACATAAAAGCCTTTCTCGTCTAAGTCGTTTAAATACGGCTTGGCAACGTCAAGGCTTAAAAATTCGTATGAATGATTTAAACTTGGTAAGTCTAAATCAAGTTTCGATAATGCAGTGTTAATCTGCCATAAAATAGCATTGTTTAAAGATTGGTCTTGCGATTTAATAGCGATTTCAAAAGGTAAGCTGACAGTCTGCGTGCCTGCTAAATCCTCTTTTTCCACTTTGCCACCCGGCAAAGAATAAACTACTAAATCTTCTGTCTCATCTAGATAATCAAGTCTAGCTGGAATAGCTAGATTCAACCCTTTGATGTAATTGAGTAAGACCGTTGAAAAGTCGTTGTTTTGCATCATTTAACTCCCATTGCTCTAAGTCCGACTTTCCCCCAATTTTTGGAGTAAAGCGGAATAGCTTTCTTGTCCCACCGAGGGCCTGTCCCCGGCGTCGGTCTATGCCTCAAAAGTTCATCTTTGTTAGCAAAGAAAAACTTTCTTTGCCTATCAGAAAAGAAACCCTTGCGCTTATTTCCATAAAAACGAATGCGGGCGTAGGGGGTTGCATAAACCACTGAATCTTTGTTGACATGACCACTTGCTCGAAGGTATCCTTTTTGTTTTGGAACAAACCTCTCCATGTCCATCATCATTTGATTAGCGATGGCCAACTTTCCACGAGCGATAGCTTCTGGAGATAGCTTTTTCTCAATGCCTTTCAAGTCAATTTTGACCGACACATCAACCATCAAATCACCTCAATTTCGTAAGCTAGAATCTTTCTTGTGAATGGGTGATATTGAGGCAATATCTTCTTCACAACATACTCATCATCGCCATCTTTAACAATGCCACCCACAAAAGTTTTGTCAAGCGTTACCGAACAATAGCGAGGATAGACGATTACCGTAGAAGTCATTAACTCGCTTCTGCTCTTACCAGATCCAATATAGCTGATACTTCTATCAAACTTACAAGGGGACAGCAAAAGGGGCTCTGAATACGTTTCTTTACCCCAATCGTCCTTGCTCAATCGCTTCTGAATTGTCACCGCATCTGGTAACATTCTCTTATCTATCATAGTCAACCCTCGCAAAGCCAAATCCGGCTAATCTCAGCCAGTTTTCAGCATCTCTAGACAGATTGTATCTTTCAGCCAGTGAAAGCATTTGGGCGCTGTTTTGGTTGCCTCCGCGGTAGCTGACAGAGGTCCGCCCGACGGTCATGCTAGCCATCGCTTGCTTATCCTCGGCAGTCATGATTCCTGAACTATCCAAATAAGCAACCTGGAAAGCTGTAGCAAGTTTGACAGCCTTCTTTCTGGCGTCATGGTCACTATGAAAGCTATTGCGGGAGTAAAAATCCCGAATATACGCATCAATAGCGAGCTCTGCACGCTTCAGCAATTTGTCAAAATCGCCATCCACATCAAAACCGAGCTCTTCGAACTCATCTTTTGTTAAGTAGGTCATCTACTCACCTCCTTACGAGGCGGTATCGGCCGCCTTCGCATTCTTAGCTTCTTCTTCGATGCGCTCCAGGCTATCTTCGCCGAACGCAGCCTTATACAATTTATTGATTTTGTCTGCTTCGCCTACTTGTAAGTCATAGACTTCTCCTTCGTCAAAGTGACGGTCGGATTGGACCAGGTAGAAATTTGCTTTAGCTTTAAATTGTGCCATTTAGTTTATTCCTCCTCATTACCTTTTTCTAGGAGGGAGACAAGATCCTTTTTAGTGACTTTTCCCTCTGGAAGCGGGATAGAGCGCTCTTCAAGAAGAGCTTTCAATTCATCTGTGGTCATTTTACTGTAAGGGTCAGAGACAGAATCTTTTTCTTCTTTCTTCTCTTTAAACCCATCAGCAATCAATTGAATTTCAAGTTCACCGCCCTCTTGGACAGTGTAGACCTGATTGTCTTTTTCGTACTTCTTCATATTTTACCCCCTGTTAAGCTGATTTGTGAGATACATAGACACCATCTTTTTTAGTCTCCAAAACAAAGAGGTCGTGATAAAGACGGTTTTGGTACAGATATCCGTCGCCTTCGGTATGTTGTCCTGGAGCGAAAAGATAAATTGAGTTAAATTTAGCCTTTGCAATAATAGCTGGCTTAGCAACGATCAAGAAGTTGATATCTTTACCATCTGAAGCTTTCACAAAGCCTGTCGTGAAGTCAAATTTAGTCTTGAAGCGCGCATCATCCCAAACTTCGATAAGCTGAACTCCGTCGAGCGAAGTAACGCGGGTATCGATTCCTTGAGGCGATGTAGTGGCGATTGAGCGTGTGAACTCTTTAGAACGTTCCAGAAAGTCCATCACTTCGCTAGAAACATACATAACGATATTTTGTGCGCCGTATTTACGAACCGGCAAAAGAGCAACTTTCAATTTAGAGTAGATGTTCACTTCTGACAAGTCATCTTCAGACTTAAATTTTGTTGCTGTGATTGCTGTCGTAGCCAGTTTGGAGAAGCGGTAAGCGTCAACTTCTGGAGTTGCGTGTTCGGTGATGAATGTGTTAGATACATTAGCAGCTGAAAGCTCTTGGTTTGTTTCGTCTACGTCTGCTTTGTCTACAAAGAACTCAACGTCACGGTCGAATCCGAGCGTATAAACTTTCTTGTCGTTTGAAACTGTACCAGCATTGTAGCCCTTAGAGCGTGTGTGTGCCTTGTAGCCTGTTACAGAGATTGTCGGCAATTCGAACGACTTAGCGCCCAACCAGATTACTTGCGGCGTTTCCAAAATGCTTGTGAGAGCACCTTGCATCAATTTCTTTTCAAAAGTGCCCTCATGTTTAGTGATGTAGTTAAGTGTCATTGATTATTCTCCTATCAATTTGTTAGTCCTAGAGCCTTCAAAAAGGCATCTTCTTGATTTGATCCAGCCGTTGGATTTCCTCCAGTTGAAAATGTTGGTTTCTTCTCCTCAGATTGCTCTGCGCGACCAAACTGAGGATATTTCTGCAATACTTGGCCAATAGCGTCTTCAATAGATACTTCATCGGACACCAAGCGCGCAGATAGAGTGATGACGTCGTCAACAGACTCAGCGTTCACTCCCAAAGTCAGAGCTGACAGCTTCGCTTCCAGGTTCTTTTTATCTGACAAAGCTGTTTCTAGCTCTTTTTCTTTGGCAGTAAGTGCTTCTGCCTGCTTCTCTGCCTCACTCTTTTGTGAGTTCTTCCACTCTTTGAGCTGTTCAAGCCCTTCTTTCGCACTCTTAAAATCTTCAAATCCTAGGCTCTTAAAGATTTTTTCTTGTGCTTTCTTAGATTCCTTTGTCACAAGCCCGTTTACTTCTTCTTGTGTAAAGGTCTTAGTCGCTTGCTCCTGAGTTTTAGACTCAGTGTTATCTCCAGTATTTGCTGACTGGTCAGTTGTTTGAATGTCTTCTGCCATTCTTAAATTCCTCCTAAAATTAGGTATTATCTTCCGTTCTTTACCGACTGCGGATAAAGTCAAGCAAAAAACCGTACGGGATTCCATACGGTTTATAGTGGTTTATAGCAGTCTGTTTCTGCTAGTCAAGATGTTGGATCGCCTCCTAATCTTTAATGGCACGATTTGAAACCTTGGCGTAAACATCCACATAAGTCTCTTTCTTGTCTCCGTTATGCGTGATTTCTGCATAATCTCCACAAGGTTCGCTTGATGTAATTGCGTTCGTACTAACAAGAGCTTTCCAGTTTTGCAGGGTCTTGCTAAACCAAACTACAAAGCAGTCTTCTGTTTTGATTTCACGACCTGATAAGCGCGAAAATTCTTGTGATGCCAATTGTTTTGCTTTTTCTAACATTTTTATTCCTCCGTTTTTTCGTATGTCTCCGCAAAAATATCTGGCTTGCATGGATAATATTCTCCTTGCACGCCTTTGATAATGTAGTCTCCTGCTCTGGCTACCATTACCCCTTCAAGAGTCATAATGGATAAATCATGAGTGTTTAAATCGTAGGGTATAGATTCAATACCCATAAAAGTAGCGATTTCTTTTACATTTTCGCCCGTCCACTTGACCGCCTCGATCACTACTGGTTTCTTTCTGTATTTCATTTCTTTACTCCTTTTTGATTTTGGGTATAAGAAAAGCGCCTAGATTGAACTAAGCGCTAAGGGATTGCTTGGATTGAAATAATATCGTCCTCATACAGAGAGACTTCTGTAGGTTCATCAGGGCTAGGATTGTCAATGAGGATAGTAATTTCGTCTTGTTCGTCGTTGTCCACTTCGTCAACAAAGTCTGTGACAAGCCCCTTGATGATTTTGCCATCACTATTGACTACCTGAACTCTTGAGCGTAGAAAGTTCCAAAGCTGCTTACTCATTTACGGCTTCCTTTCCCTTTGATAGTTGGCACAATATGCGAACCAGTTTTGCTGTAATGAATACGGAAATCAGTAGCGTTCTCCCTTGCTTCATCCCGTTTTAGGAATGGGTGCTTATCGATATAATCTTTCAAAGCAGCGTTCTGCGTGCCTATCTTGCTCTTGTACTTGTCTATCAGCTCTTTATCGCCTAATTTCTCAGCGACGTGGAGCTTTTCTTTATTCGCTCTGATAGACCGTTCTAGAGCCCTCTGCTTAGCCTCTGCATTGGCATTTTCTATCGCTTGTTCTGGTGTGACATTCTCGACATCTTCCCCTAAATCTGGTTTATAGTTAGCGCCTGGGATGAAAGGTGTCAGCATGTGACCACAGTTGACGCCGAGACAGCCACCGGCAGTACCGTAGCCATAATCATATAGAGACAGAATCTTCTCTCCCGCCTCTGTTCTGGCTTCCCCTTTAGTTACGATTTGATGTTGTAAAGGAGCACACATCTCCCTAGCTGCCGCTTTCTTGGAATAGTAATAAGTATCGATCCCCAATTCTTCGGCCGGAGCAGTGCGCATCTCCCGAAAAGTCCTGAACATGGTCGTTTTAATGACAGATCGTGCATAATTATCTGCTTTCCAACGCCTGCCGCCTGCATCTGTAAAGCCGTAAAAGCCTTTCTTCTGCCATTCCATGACCGTATCACTGACAGCTTGATCGGCTGTGCTAAGACCAGTTACTACACGAGCCACAGACTGCTGAATGATGCCTTGGTATGCTCCAATAACGCTTTGAGGTAGAGTGGTGTTGATAAGATTGTGCAAGTCATCTATTGCTTGATTCGCATAATTAACTAAATTAGTTTGAATCTGTGTTGTATCGCCGATAGAACCACCCTGACGCAAATCGTCAAGCAACTGCTGCTTGGTATTTGTGTAGACTTTTAAGCCTTCATTCTCGATAATGTAGCGCAGTTGTTCTTCGGCTACTCCAGAGTATTCAGAGATTAGCTTCAGATTCTCCTCGTTGAGCATGTGCATCTGTTGCATCTTCTCAAGTTGCCAGATATATGGTTGCTTATCAAGATAGACAATACCACGTTCTGTCACACGTTCGACCACGTTATCAAATAAATCCAAGGCTAATTGATGATAGATGTCTGCGACATTGCTCGCTTGAAGCAGCAACTGCTCGTCATTGAACTGGATTGGTGGTCTTTTGTTCCCTTTCATTTAACATCCTCTCTAGCAATGTTCCTGACTTTTCCATAAAGAGCTTGGCAGGGTTTGGAGCTAACGAGAAAATCTTTACAAATAGGTTCATTTAATCACTCCCCGTAAATATCAATGTCTTGTCGGCTTCGCTGACTGTTGGCCGTGTCCATCGTTTCCTGATTGATTGCCTGAATCATCTTCTTAGCTTCGACCTCTGACATGTTGAAAGCCTTCTGGATAGCGTGAGCCTTGCTGACAATGCCACTGGCCAAAGCCTTTGTCCAATAGTCGAGCTCATTGTTTTTGTCAGTAAAAACTCCGTCATCGAGATTGATTGCAATCTTCTCCATTTGTGGAATCGGGCCGTTGTATAAGCTGTAAAGACTGCCAATCTCACAGATTGAAACGATCAACTCTTTCAAAGACTGCTCGACCAAGCTGACAATACTGTTTCTCATTTGGTAAGTGTCAGAGTTCTCTGAGACAACTTCTGTCGCAGTCTTCAAGCTCTGACCATCGAATGTAAACATTCCAGCCGATACACCCAGAAGCATTTCAAAGAGACTCAGACCCTCGTTGATAGTCTTGATGTAATCATCCGCCCTGATTGCTGTCGTGAGGTCTGTGATATTCCCGCCGTCCATGTCGCTATTTGATAAGCGCAAGTAAATATTCTGCTCAGCGTCAAAACGCTTGACGATGTTAATATCACCGTTGTCAGAAACCATTCTAGTTTCTGTCAGATTTTCAGGAACAGCCACTCGACGTTGACCCATCTTGACTTCCCACTTAAACTCATCATAAGTGGTATTGATGAAATCAATCGTGCTTTTGGCATTGTCGAAGATAGATAGACCAAGGGGTGAATTGATGTCCTTGTTGTTCATGCCCGGAGGCTTGAGGTAAGAAAAAAGCGGTCTTGTTAGACCGTCAAGTTCAACTTGTTCTTCTAGATCCTCATAGACTTCTGCCAAAGGCACACGCCCTCCGACTTGTTCAGAGCTTTCGGACCTGTATAGCTCATTTGAAATGATGTACTTCCCATCCTTGGCCCACTCATGGAACTCAATTAAGGTGTAGTAGATGTTCTTCTGACCTGCAGCCTTAATCGTTTTAGTCACGATAGCAGCACTTGAGACATCTTGCGTATTCGATTGCAATGGCAAAAAGACTGGCGCTTGAATGAATGACACTCGCACTCGTCCGTTATCTACATAAGGTCGCATAGCAAGACCGCCCAGTGCTAAACAGCTCTCGAGATAACGCTCAAAATTCTTGTTAAAGCGGTCGTTCTTCAATGTCTCTTGGATGAATGCGTCCGCTTGTTCATCATCCAACTTGATTGTTGCCTGCTCATTAAAGACCAGACTAGCAATCTTCTTGGCTGCAGTTCGAGCGATTGGCAAATGAGTCGCTTCTCTTTGCTTCTTGATGCCGTCAGTATTCATGTATGTTATCTTCTCAATGTTGCTCTGGTAGTATCTTAGGTTCTCATTGATTCGACGATACTCTGCGCTTGTTACTGCGATTTTAGGATGGTCTGTGATACTTGCGAGACTTTCTGTAGTCATTGCATACTGTCCTCTCTTAAATAGATTTTTGACAAATTGAATAATGCCCATTTATCGGCTCCTTATTGCTAAAAATTAGCGTAACGCTTATAGAATACGTTCACACTATATCTGAATTCGTCCATTGCGTGGTTATCTTTATCAATCGGTCGGCCGTTATCGTCACGACTATATAGACCAATCTCTTTCAAAAAGTGATAATGATCATATTCCTCTTCCTGATGATTGATAAGCAGGAACTGGCCTGACGAGATGATATTTTGGCCACGTTCAATCCCTACCTCAATGCCTTTCGCCTTGCTGCTAACATCATGGGCATTGTTCAAGGCTCCTCTTGTCCGGATGCCTAGCTTATGCAATTCCTCTCGTAAGGATCTACACGCTGGGTCAATCCACACATCGGTATAGCGCATTTGATACTTGCTTACACACCACTGGATGAACGCTCGAAGCTCAACAGCGTAGGTAGACATAGCCTTGACTTGGCCAGTCTCAGCTCCGCTATGGTAGTAGTGGGCTACACGGTTGAGCCTAAAGAAAGTCTTGTTGTTCTCTCTATGCTTGGTAACAATGTTGCAAGACATTGAGGTCGCGTCAGACTGCCCACCATCGCCCGTGAAATACATTTCTACAGGTTCGCCGACTAAACTATCTTTGATGTTCCTCTCTAGGTCAAATAGGCCGTAAATAACACCCTGAGGAACGACACGTTGGCCAAGTACATCCCGCTTGTATAGATAAGGGTTCTTCTTCAGCGATTGAATAATAGACTGCTTGCGCTCCTCGGACAGAATTGGATTGTCATCCATGGTCCAATGTGTCCAGCGTGTATTTTGGACGTCGAATACGTCCTTAATCACTGGATGCTGAGGAGCTGGAGGGTTCAGGTCGGCCAGATGATATCTGAGCTTAGCGGCCCACGTCCGTCTGAATGCTTCTTGGATAAAATCCATGTTCAGCAGGTTGATTTCGCAAAAGACTACTGAGCCCAGAGACATACCAGTGATAGCTCCCACACTGTTGGCTTTACCGCCTCCTTTGTAGTAAACTCGCTTAGCTCCGTTTGGTGTATCAATTAAGAGGTGGTCTCCGTGCTCATCGTGCTTGATCTTACAATTGCCGTTGAAGATGTGCATTAGACCTGTGCCGTCACCATCAATGAAAAGACGGTAGGCTTGCTCTTGGTTGTATGCAGCAATGAGATGATTCTCGTCGGGCGACTCAATCAAGTACCTGGCATAGCGAAAATGACCAGCGGTTGTCTTACCGCTTCGAGGTGTGCCCTCGTTGACTTCTAGCTCATAATTAAAAGGCCTGCGAATGATGTCAGCTTGTTTTCTTGAAAACTTAATCCGCAACTTCGTCACCGCCTTTTACCGCATCCAAAAGGGCCATCATGAGACTGGTGTCAGACTTAGAACCTTGATTGCTTTCAATCTTGATTTTGAGCAATTCAATCTCTTGTCTGATTTTTTCGTCTGTCAATTTCAAGTCCTTCCAAGTCATGCTATTCATGCCATCCAAAGCTGAAAGAAAAGCGTTAGAATTTGCTTGTCTGACGCCGTCTCGCTCAATGCTGGCTCTGGCCTTGTTCTTCAGCCATTCATACTCATTGAAAGCCTGCTCTCTGGACCATAAGGACATGTTAGAGAACTGTTTAAGTAGTTCTCTGTACCTTAGGGTAATCTTAGGGTTTTTTAACAACTTCGAAGCTTGGACATCAACTGCGACATCTGTCATTTTTTCAGCCTTGTAAGCCTGTCTGTATGCTTGTCTTTGAGATAGTCCGGAAATTATCCCTTGGACAAACAATTCTTGTTTTGGGGTTAATTTATCCACTCACTGGACTACCTCCTTTCGACAAAAGAAAAGGGCAGACACTTCATAGGCGCCTTACCCTTAATTCTTGATACTACCATTCTAGCAGAATTACAAAACTGTGCTAACAAGTATCATTTTTTCCCGTACGGTTTTGTAAAGTTCAATTTAGTTCCATTCTCTCCAAAACCTCATTCAGTTCAGAGATAGCCATATTCCGCCAAGTGTAGAAAGTTGTTCTGCTGATTTCCATTTTGTCACAAATATCATCAACATACATCTTAGTAATGTAAGTCATCCTAAGAATAGACCTGCTTTTTGGATTTTTCAGCTTGTTGATCATTCTACCTAATTCAAGTTTCCTGTTAATAACTTCCTTGGTGTCCTGCTCAATCGCTTCTTTCATCACGATGAGCTGGGTGTAGACATCATCAACTTTTCTTGTCTGGCCACCTTGGACTTTTACATCAGTCCACTTGGGGCTTGAGAGCAAGCCTGCCTCAAGCTCATTGATTTCGTCAATCCTGCTCTGAATATCCATATCAAGATTTTGTAGCTCATTCAAGAGCTCTCTAGCCTTGTTCACTCTCTGTCTCCTTTTTATGATATAATAATCTTATTGTGATTTTAGCTGAGGCAGAGAGTGTCTTGGCTTTTTTGTTTTAGTAGCTGTTAAGTATCTTGAGGGTCTCCTCATAGCTAAGTTTTACTTTGACCTTTTGCTCATCGTATGCTCCTAAAAATCTTGGAATTCTGAAACGAATGATTGTACAGTCGTTAAGATATCTAGTAACCGTGTAGACATGTTTGATCAGTTCTTTTCTGAAAGAAACGTTAGGTAAAACGACTAAATCAGGTAAAGTTACATCAGAAGGCTTTTCTTGCCTTTTTCTTTTCCCTGAATATGGGTATTTACAAGGTCTCATTAGGTTCCCTCTCCTTTCTTATTTCTTCAAGCCTTTCTTGTATTGGACTGATGGTATTCAATTCTTTAAGCCTTGGCCACATTCCGCCTACAAGATTAGAAATGTTTCTGACTTCATTGATTTGTTTAGGTATTTCTTTATAATCCCACCACTCAGAACCATCATATTCTCCTCGCTCTAACCACCAGCCTTTGCCAACAATGACTAAATCAGTAGGAACGTGAGCGGCACCGTATCCGCTATGATAATTAGCTTGCTTGGCAAGTCTCTCGAAATTTTCTTTAGTGATTTTAAAATCTGAACCTTGAATATATCTGACGCCCTCAAACGTTTTGCCGTAGTCTCTTAAAACCTCTAAGGTCTCCTCCCAAAGATTTGTCATTTTACACCTCCTCTTTTGGTTTGACCGTAATCTCTAAATAAAAGGATTGATTCGGGATTTCCAATTCTACTGTTGTGGTCTTGCCATCGGAATTAACGATAATTTCGCCGATTGCCAAAACCAAGTCTCCGATTTTGCTATTTAGTGTTAAACCCATTACTTCACCTCACGCACCATTTCAGCATTTTCGTAGATGTTGCCGAGGACTTGCCAATCCCTCTCCTCATCTTTCCAAAGAGATAATGTCAACAAGCCATTTAGACTTTCCGCTTGAAAGCTCGCTTGCAACCTTGAATGTTTGCAAATAAAAGTTTGATTTGGGTAGTCGTTATTTTTTAACGCATCCCCCTCAAAAATTTCCTTACCATTTTTATCAAACAGCCCTGTTGATTGCCCTACTGTATCAATATCAACAGAGCAAAAATCTTCAAAAGCAATGTATTCACAAGTTGCTTCATCGATACCGCTTACGATAATGGCAAGATCCCTATCGTATACTAAATTTCCATACACCCACTCATCATTATTTTCGTCTGCTGTTGATTTTCCTCTAAATTTTGGTATCATCTTGCACCTCCTCAATCTATGCTTCTCTCAAATACTCTTCGAACACATCTTCATCGAGTAGCCCATTCTCAATCAAGTTTTCTACTGCATTTTCAATTTTAATCAAACGATTCAATTCTTTGTTAGGCAATGTTGCCATAATTACTTCTTCCATCACTCCACCTCCTCAGCTTATCTTATGACTTTCCAAGCCTCCGAATTCCTGACCATAATTGACAAAATAAGAGCCGATCAGGATTGCGTCAGCTTCATCGTCTTTGACGTGCATGTCGAATTCATCAGAAACCTTAGCTACTGCCTGCAGCTTCATTGATTTCTTGCTGCGGTCTTTGTAGCTGAATTTCCAGTACTTGCGCCAAGTAGAAACATTGACGAAGAATACATTATCAGCAATCAGCCGGCCAAGGATGATGCCTGTCACAATTCCGATGCTGATCATAGACTGCTGATTTGGCCCCATGACCGAGTTCTTCTCGACCACGATTGACTCGAAGGGTTCATCATATTTCTGCAAGGCTCTTGATTGAATGGCTCTTAATTCGCTAGCCATGAAGCGCCCGCGCTCAAAGTATGACTTGCTTTTATGCTTTAAGACACCACTCTGGACAAGGTAAGATCCGTGAAATACGGCCCATCCTGTCGCAGTAGTTGAAATGTCTAGTGATAGTGTCAGATTGCTCATTCAAGTTCTCCTCTAAACCCGCATAAGTCAAAGAGGTTTTGCTTGTTGTTTTCAATAAATTCGAAGAACTTCTGAAGCTCAGTCAAGTTCCGTTTTTCTGCCTTGACTCCCAAGCTTGAATGGTACTCTGTCGGCTCTTTCGGGATTGCCTTCACATCTAACCAATAAAGCGGCTCAAAGATGTCCCCGCTCTCATCAAGGGACGGTTCAGCATCCTGATTTTTAAATTGCATCTGAATATCATACTTAATCTTATTTGTTACTGTGATAATCTTATCTATGATTTCAAGGCTGATGGTTGTGCCTGGTATGTCGATTTTGTTTTGCATTTGTTTTTTTCCTCTCTATGCGTGTTTTGTATTTTTGTTGATTTCTAGTAACCATTTATCTGCAGCTTCATGGATCTCTTCAGGAGCTGATAAATTGTGTTTGCCCCTAATTTGAGCGATTCGGCCGTCCTTGTATTCCAAAGTAAAAAACGGCTTGTCTGGTTCATTCTTTTTCCTAACAAATATAATTGTTGTTTTGCCGTTTGCATGATCTTGAGTGTATCTAGCGCTTCCGACGCAATGCGATAGCGCCTTCCCTTCCAAAATCAATTCTCCGGAATTATAGGCCGGTTTAAAGAGATACTGGTCTACCGCTTTCTCGTATTTGACCAAAGATTTCTGACGCTTCTCAAACTTGCGCTGTTCGATTTCGCTTTTATGTTGTATAAGCAGCTTAACCGCATTATCATGCGCTTTGACCAAATCTTTTGGCATGATCAGATTGTCAGTATCGATAGAAACATCGAGCTCGTTCAACATGCCGATATAGTCTACATAGTAGTCAAAATTGACTTTGTTTTTTAAGAACCAATTCTGGAATCTGTTCATTTTGGCAGCTTTCGGGATTTTGTTGATATCTTGATAAGTCAGGACTTTTTCAATCCCAGGAACAAGCATGCCACCTCGTGCTTTGATGCGACGCTCCAGCTCATAGTCTCTAAAGGACCTATCTGTATTTTTGAAAAATCGCTTATTTTCATGAAGCCATTTTTTTGTGATAACTCGGCAGTCAACCGCTTTTCTTACATGCCATCCGTCATATTCAGTAACATCATAAGCAAGATCCGTGGCCATTCTCCAGGCATTTATTTTCTGCAAGAACTCGATTTCGGAGCGGTATTTATACATATGTGGCAAATGGTAATAGCGCAATCCGGAAGGGAATTCTAAATACTTCAATTCAGAAATCTCCCGAATCTTTTTCTCCCAATTGTTTTCGAAGAATACCGTCCCTGAATATGCCCCTTGACCTGAGAAATTAGGAGTCAGACCAGAAGCGTAGACTCCGCACCTTTCGGTTAGCTGTACAACTTGATTGTTGCTCATCTGCTCAAAGTTTGTTAGCTGCATCCTGATAGATTGCTTGCCATTTGTATATCGCGACCAGAAACCGTAAGATTGAATTTCAATCCGTTTGCCCGTCACAAGAACAATTGCGAAACTGTGGAATTTATCATAAAAGTCCAATCTGCTCGACTTTGTCAGATGTTTTTCGATGACCCTGCAGCCTGTCCGGTCGCTCTGAATAGTTTGAGATTTGTTAGACCATTTGATGCTCGGAATCTGCGAATAGCACCAGTCAAAGAATTTTTTGGGTGGTTTCAAACGCCCATCGATTATTTTTTGATTTTTTGTCATGCTAATTCTCCGAACAAATCCAGCTGCCCATCAATCACTGTTTTTGATTTTTTGGCCTTTTTAATTTTTGGTTTTTCAGGCTTTTGGCCAACAACCACGGTAGCATGGATATCCTCGACCTTTTTGGCTTTGCCAGTAAAATACTTATAGACCCAGCCGAATACAGTAGAGTCATCTACCATCGCACAAGATCCTGACTTATAGCTTTTAGCTTGGTTAGCGCAATATTTCAAAGCTTCTTTGATAGATTTCTTGTCGGCCAAAACTCCTTTGAAAAGTTTTTCGTCTTCTTGATCACAAATCCAATTGTGGATAGCATCCTCAGCTGGTCCATGGTCTTCCTTCATTTCCTCCAGCATTTTGGCCAAAGCTTTTTCTTTTATTTCAGTCATCGTCTTCCCCCTTCCTAAAATGGTAATAATTCAATGACGATAAAGTCTTCCGATACTTTTTTCACCTTATCAACATAAGCGCCCCGTAAATCTTCCTCAGTTTTGTACATTGTTTGATTTTCCACGCTTTCATTCCAACAAGTAAAAGTTGGTTTTAGGCTAGGCCAACCAGAACGACCAAATAAAGCTATACATTCTTCTTCATTTTGATGTATAGCAAATGTAATGCCATGTGGACAACCCGTGTCATGGGTTGTCAGTATGTCTTTTACTTGCTTACTCATCAGACAACCTCCACACGTTGAGTCAACGCTTTCGCTTTGCAGTATTCGCAATGACCGCATGGCTTCGCTTTCTCTTCGCCCCGCTTGACCTTGTCAAGACGCTGGATGAGCATAGACAGCTCTGCTAGCTCGTAATCCAGTTTTTCTTGCGACTGAAACACAATAGCCCGCGTATCTGGTGCTGCCTCTTTGGTCACGGCGTAAATAATCGGGACAAACTCTCGATTGTACTGTGCTTCTAACATCTTCTTGTAAGCTGCCATCTGCAAGACATAGCCCCAAGCCTCGAACCAGCGAACCTGAATATTTCGCCCGCTTGCTTCGTCCTGAACCCATACCATGCTATCAATGTCTGATTTTGTAGTCTTGATGTCCACAAAATACCCTTTTTCGACATTAAGGCAGTCAATCTTGCCTTTGAATTCCACGCCTTCGATGTTTCCTGTGACAGCAACTTCTTTCTGACCGACATAGTAATCCATAAATTGCTTGTCAGCTTCTAGCCTCTCAATCATTCGCTGGCCGACCAAAAAGTCAGATTTTAACTGACCTTTGGTCTTTCCGGCTTTTGAAATCATGACCTCTGTGTTTTCATCCATAAACTGCTTATGCGCTTCTGGGCTTTCAAAATAGCTGTGTACCATGTTCCCGACTAAAAGAGCTGTGTTGTCTCTTTGGTCTTCCCATTCTCCTTCCAGCTCCGCCAACGCCCGTGCCTCACACTCTCTAAATCGCTTGTATTGCGAGATAGACCAGTAGCGACGTGCAGAAGCTGCTGAATAGTAATCTTTACCAAGTAAATCCTGCGTCATTCCATTTCCACCTTCACTGATTTTGACTTCGGCTCAAAACGAACGCCGTGAGAATTAAGCCATTCTTTGAACTGCTCTTTGATTTCCTTTGCGTTCTCCGCTGGGAAAATCAAATCCACAGTAAATTTGTAACCATATTTTTTAGCTACATCATCAGAAGCAGTATTTTGCGTTTTAAGCCCATTGTCTTGTTCTGAGGTATAATTCCCCTCTGAAACTGTTTCACGCTTAAATTCGGATTGATTTTGGGCATAGGATTGATTCTGAGTGTTTTGTTCCGCTTCAGCTTGCGCTTTTTGCATTTCAACTGCGTCTGCGTGTAGAATATTAACAACATCTAGAGCGGACCGCCCCTCTCTAAGTAAGTCAGTGTATTTTTGAGGGGCTAAATTTGCACTTTCCGCAATGGCTGTCATCTCAGAGATTCGCTTTTTGAGTTCCGCTTCTGCCTTAGTTCTATCCGCCAACTCTTTATCATCAAGAATTGCTTGCAAGATGTCAGCGAGTTTTGCCCCTTTGTCGTATCTGCGAATGTAGACAGCAGGGCCAAAACCTGCCTTAGCAGCCGCTTCTGTAATCTGGACAAGTCCAGCTTCACGTTGTTGCTTCTTTGCTGCTTCTTCTGCAACCAAGTCAACAATCATCTTAGAAGTCGCTTGATTGATTCGCGCGTTGTCAGCCATAAAACACTTTTTCTTGCTGAAATCATCAAAGTAGATGGTAAATAGTTTAATGTCAAGGTCTGTTTCGCTTTCTGCGATTGCGGCTTCAAAGGCTTCTTTGACAGTTTCTTTGCGGGCTTCTGTCGCTCTCTCTTCAAACTCTTTAATCTGATTTTTAATGTCAACCTGCAAAGTTTTGATAGGGTCTAATATACTATTCACCCAAGCTTTCACTTCATCAAGTGGCTTAGAGTAGTCCTTGAGTTGTTCTTTGAGCTCTTGTTCAATTTGGCGTTGCACTCGCCCTAGCTCGTCCTTGACCTTGGTATCGTCTGACAAGGTCTCTTCTGTCACAATGTAGCCAGCGTATTTCTTTTGATAAGCTGCTAAAGCTTGCTCCAAAACTTCCTTGCCTTGGATTTCAATTTCAGCAGCTTTTAGGACAAAGCCGACTTCTAAATCCGTTACTGGAACGAGTTCTAGGCTATCCGTTACATCTTTTAATTCTTCAGTCATTCTAGAAATCCTCCCCTTCCAGCATGTCCATTTGGCCAGTTTCTTCATCGAAATCCGGGACGTTATCTGCAGCTGAATTTTGAGCATCATCTTCAAGAGGCGTAACATCTTTAGCTTGTTCTTCCTCTGGATCACTCAGCAAATCTGATAGATTTTCTGGTTCTTGAGGTGTGATGTCCTTTGCTCTCTTCACTTCATTTACATTTGAATCCTCGTTGTCGGCTAGAATAGCCTTTTGTAATTCGATTGAAAGCGGCGCATACTTGCTCAAAAGCTCTTTTATCAGCGTTTTTTGAGCCATGGCGTCAAATTCAGTTTTCCAAGGTGTCCCTGGTTTAAAATCACCAGTTTTCTTGTCGTAAGTTTTGGAATATTTTTGAGCATGTGCTATGACTTTTTCTTTTTTCCAGAAAATCATTTTTCGGAATCCATTGATCAATTCCAAGCTCGCAAAATATCCTTCAACCTCTCCGCTATCAACCTGCTCATCTGTTAGATGTAACGTGCCGTAAACTTTGTCGTACCGCAAAAATTCTTCTTTGTAGACGACATCGCAGTTTATATTCCTGATTTGCCCGCTCCGTTGAGCCAATTGAATGAAGCCTTTATAGCCCATCTGGAATTGAGCTTCATTTATTTTCACCCAAGTGTTCCCGCGCTTCTCACTTCGGTTATAGGGTACTACATACGCCATCCCAAGGCTTGGCTCAATCGGCAGCTTCAAAGTCGCTGCTTTCATAGCTGCGTTCATAATGCTTGTATTTGTGGCTTGGGCCAAATAACTATTGTTATTTATAATCGATAACAGACTTGCGACAAATTGTGATTCACTCCCGTCTAATACCGACTTAAACCTTTCTAGTGCTGCCGGGCTTTTGAATGCTTGTTGTGGTGTTAGCGTGTCAAATTTAGCTATTTCATTAGTCATTTTTGTTTTCTCCTATGTGTTCATGTTAATTCTGCGGCTAGACTTACTGTTTAAGTTATTCAATTCATTGTTGTAATCTTGAATAAGTTGCAAATTCCTGTCAATAAAACGCTCTACAACTTGACCTAAAAGCTCTTGCGTTGTCACACCTCTTAGTTCAGCAAGAAGTCTGATATATTCTTTTTGTTTTTCAGAGATCTCTGCTCTTATAAATGACTTCCCTTTGCTGGCTATCTGTGTCATTTTCTTCTTCCTTTCGTCTTCTTCAGATTCCATTTCTCGCGCTTCAGGCGCTTGTTTTCACGTCGTAGCGCAAGGATGATGTCCTGCTGCTTGTCGATGATCTGACCGAGCTCATCGCCTAAATGAGCGTAAGCTCTGCGCCATTCGGCGATTTCTTCTTCGATTAGCTTCATACCTCGTCTCCCACATAGACCCAGCTACTGCCATTCCAGACCCAATTGTCCGGATCAGGGCGTTCTGGCTTCTCGACTGGTGGCTGCATCATGTCTCTGTCGTAATTAAACATGAGCATACACCTTCCCGAGCTCGAGGACTCGCTTCACATATCTAGCCTTGCATTCTAAACCTAGATCCAATAATTCATTTTTTTCTTCATGGTTGGCCAACAGCCACACCCGATTTTCAAGCTCAACTCTCGTCATCTTCTTTTACCTCTTCCTTCGTTTCTTCTACCTCTTTGACCATAGTCTTCTTCAAGCGAGCTGTCGCTTCGTCAACCGATTTGCCTTTTAGGACATCGTCCAAAAGATGGCTCGCATCATGCATCGCCTGAGCCTTCGCTTTGGCAATTTCGTTTTCTGGGAAAAGGCCTATTTCTTGTCCGAGTAAAAAAGCAAGGCTGAAATCGTGCATTTCTTTCTGCAGTTGTCTTACGTTGTTAAGTGTTCGTTGTGCTTTAAACATATTATTTCTCCTGTGGATAATTTTATAGAATCCCCTATATATTATTTATGAGGACTACTAGTTTGTTTTGGGTTAGTATTTATTATTAGTTAGTGGCGTAAGCCTTAGATTATTGTTAGTTAGTACTTGTTATATAGTTAGTATTTATTAGAGGGCAATTTTTAACATGGCAATTTTTAACATGGCAATTTTTAACATGGCAATTTTTAACATGGCAAAATCTTCCAAGTGTAAAATTTCACTCACGAATCACCTTTGGATAATTCCTTGATTAAGTTGTCTTTTAAATAAGATTTGTAATCGTCTGTCATAGGAATATCAGAAAAGAATCTTTTAAACTCTGTGCCATTACCTCGTCCATGACTAACCCTTACAGAGAGCAGATAACCACAGCTCTCTAATATTTTGAAATGCCTATCAACTGTTCTCCTACTAATATTCATTCTTTTAGCTATTTCTTCCGGATATACGACCCAATCAGATTTGTTAGTCAAAATAACAGTTAGAATCCCAATTGTAGCGGGTTCAAGCCTGTTATCTTGAGTAAAAGCATTATTGATCGATGTATAGTTTTCGTGAGTATTCCTGATTATGTACTGCATAGCTCATACTACTTCTCCTTTACAGCCAATAACTCTTGATAGAGTTTTAGCAATCTGCCTTGACGTTCCCATTTATCAAAAAGGTTTCTGTACGCTTTTCGAGTCTCTATCAAGTCGTTGTTTAATTCGATTGCCAACGAGCGCCAACGCTCGGCTTCATCTGGCAGAGTGAGAACCTCTGGTTCTTCCGTGAAAAAGTAATTTTTAATTCTGTCAATCAACCTCATTGATTAAATCCTTTCTGTATAGATGCCTTTGATGACGTTGTAATAAGTGTGACCTGCTGGAATAACATAGCCGGTCAAGTCTTCGATAACAGAGCCATCCGCCATTATGTTTATAATGCGTGGTTCCCATTTCTTTTTTACTGTTTTCATGGTATAATTACCTCATACATATTTTTGTTTAGTCCCTCAATGGAATTGCCGTTCCAGAGGGGCTTTTTTGTTATAATTGACTTATCCTAAAATGAAAGGAGGACAAGCCATAATTACATGTCATATTGTGGTTGATGGAAAATTACGACCAATGCCATTAAATTTACCTATTCCCAGTCGTTGAGTTTTACTGAGTAACCTGATGAATTTAGGCATTGTCCCTCAGTTGGTTCATGTTTGGGTTTTATGGTTAGTTTTAGAGGTTCCATGTGTATTCCTTTCTAAGTCGTTTAATTCGTTAAACAAACATTTCAAAAAAAATCTTTTACATGTTTATTAAAAACTCCGGCTAACTTTTGAAGTGTTCGAATCTTAACAGTTGAAAACTGACCTGATTCTATCAAATATATTGTTGTTCGAGAAACATTTGACTTTTCTGCGAGTTCCTCTTGAGACATCTTTTCTGCCTCACGCCACTTTCTTAAACGTTCTCCTTGCACCACTTCTCACCTCCTATCTGTGATATAATGAAATAAAAACGATTGGAGAAATAATATGCAGCTTGCACTTGTGATCTCGTTAGTATCTATCCTAATGTCCACTTACCTTTTTGTGATAAAGCATTATCGTGAATTGTATAAAATAGGGATTTCCAACAGTCAAGCGATTTTTGACGAATCTTCTAAGACAATGTTTGTCAAAATTACTTTTGTGAATGAATCATCTCTCCCTTTCACTGTAGTAGGCTTAATGGTTACTCAAGATAAGTTTCAATATCATCTTTCTGATTGGGGAGAATTTATTCACAAAGAAATAAAAGTTATTCATTGCAATAATCATAACCGTTACGAGATAGAAGATAAGACTTCTGATCTCCCTATTATCATTGCTCCTTATTCAAAAGAAGCTAGATACTTTGCTTTCAAATTTCCTAGAACATATAGACATGATTTTTTTCTTGAAATTGAATCTCCACAACGCTTTTTAGTAGTCCCTTTCAATCCCGTTCCAGATACATACCCAAATGTCGCCGCAGAAAGGAAAGGGCGGGTAAGAGTCATTCAAGTTCATTGGAGGCAACATAGAATTAGATCTATAAAAGACTTTGTTGTTTCACTTTCTCACAAAAAAACTTGGTTTTTACTTAAATTAAAAATCAAAGATAAGTTTCTACGAAAGTAAAAATTACTTATCCTCAAGAGAAATAATAACAAATAAAGTAAAGATAAACGCAAGTATTCCATAAACATTTGCAGCATTTGTACTATAGTTAGATAAAACTCCCCATAGTAGAAAAGGAATGCCGAAAAATAACATAAAAACACCATAAGTAACCCCTTTTAAAAGGGCATTTTTAAATAATTCACTTTCAGGTACTTTAGGACTTTCAAAAGTGGTTATTTTTATTTGTTCCTTTTGTTTTTTGTTATAATGTCCGATAATCCTTTTGATTTGTTCCTTAGAATACCCAGGTTCTATAACAATGATTTCACGATCAATATTATCTTTCACTTTGCCTCCTCTAAAATATCAAATTCCAAATCACAATAGCGATTATCACACCAACAGCGACCAGTCCTCCGACTGTCCAAAGTTTGTTTTTGTCCATTGCTTTTTACCTTGCATTATGCTAGAATGGCATTGTAGGAGAGGGGCATAAGCCCCAACTCTTACAATCCACGCCCTCTACTTAAAGAGGATTTGTAACAACACTGCGATAAGCGCTATTATCGCTGCTATTACTGTGGCTCTTGGCTGTGTCAGCCAAGGGTCTTTTCGTTTACGTCGACGTTTTAGCATAATATTTTTCCTTTCGTTTTATTTGGTTGATTACCTCAACCTTGATTACAGTTTAACATGTTAAACGTTATTTGTCAAGTGTGTTAAACAAAAAATATTTACTTTTTTTATTTTAAAGTGTATAATAGATTAAACAACATATAGAAAGGAGTTTTTAGATGAAATTAGGAGAACTACTAAAATCATACAGAGCAGAGCATAAGTTATCTATGGACGCTTTTTGCGAATTGTCCGATTTAACAAAAGGATATATTTCTATGCTTGAAAAAAATGAGCATCCAAAGTCAAAAAAACCCATTATTCCATCTTATGAAACAATAGAAAAAATTGCCAAAGGCATGCACATTTCTGTAGAAAATTTAATTGACATGCTTGATGACGATCAAGAAATTCAAATCAATGCTACTCCTCCCGCTTTTTCAAAATCTAAAATCCAGCAAATCTATGACCAACTTCACCCGCCTCGCCAAGAAAAGGTCTTGACTTATGCCGATAACCAGCTAAAAAAACAAAACAATGAAGTGTCTGATAAGGTGGTTGAATACGACCCTAGAAAACGTATCGTTGGGATTGTTGATTTTGCCGCCTCTGCCGGTACTGGAGTATGGCAAGATGAAAACCTAGGCATGGAGGTTACATTCTACGAAGATGACATGGCGGAAGATTATGACAGTATCGGGATTGTCATGGGACATTCCATGGAGCCTGTGTTACAAAACGGCGATTATTTATTCGTTAAAATTACTAGCGACATACCAAACGGAGCAATTAGCATCTGGCAAATAAATGGCGAAAACTACGTCAAGAAATTAAGAAAAAATGGAAAACCGTATCTTGAAAGTCTCAATCCAGATTATGATGACATTCTACTGACAGAGACCGATGACATCCGGCCGCTTGGTGTTGTGGTTGATATTTATAGAGAAGAAATAAAATAATAAAAAGGAGAATAAAAATGGGATTATTTTCATCAGCTATTCGTTGCCCTTACTGTCGCTCAAAAAACGTACAGTTCATGCAACAGGATAAAAAAGCATTTTCGGTAGGTAAGGCTGCAGCCGGTGCTTTCTTAACCGGGGGCGTTGGTACTTTAGCAGGATTTGCCGGTAAAAAAGGCAAAAATAATTGGCACTGCAATAATTGTGGTCGAGTGTTTAAGAAGAAATAAAAAAAGTCTCACGCTCTCAAAGTTTGGCGACTCAGAGCGTGAGACAAAAACAATTGTATAAGAAACAACCATTCAAAAGGTCGTTTTCTTATACTCATTTTATCAGAAAATGAGGTAAAAAACAATGATTACAACAAATAAAGTGGCTATTTATGTTAGAGTTTCTACCACTAATCAGGTTGAAGAAGGCTACTCTATTGACGAGCAAAAAGACAAGCTCTCCAGTTACTGTCACATAAAAGACTGGAGTATTTACAACATTTACACAGACGGTGGATTTTCAGGTTCTAATACTGAACGCCCTGCACTAGAGCAGCTTATCAAAGACGCTAAAAAGAAACTCTTTGACACTGTCTTAGTCTACAAGCTAGACCGCCTGAGCCGCAGCCAAAAAGACACGCTCTATCTGATTGAAGAAATCTTTATCAAAAATGGTATAGAGTTCTTAAGCTTGCAGGAAAATTTTGATACCTCTACGCCATTTGGCAAAGCAATGATTGGGCTTTTGGCTGTATTCGCTCAACTAGAGCGTGAACAAATCAAAGAGCGTATGCAGTTAGGCAAGCTAGGGCGTGCTAAGTCAGGAAAATCCATGATGTGGGCTAGAACCTCCTACGGATACGATTATCACAAAGAGACCGGCACAGTGACCATCAACGAACTAGAGGCCATTGCCGTTAGAGACATTTTTAATTCGTATTTAGCCGGCATATCTATCACAAAATTACGAGACAAACTGAACGATAAATACCCTAAAACGCCAAATTGGCACTACAGGATTATTAGAGGGATTTTGGCTAATCCCGTTTACTGTGGCTACAATCAGTACAAAGGGCGAATCTACCCTGGCAACCACGAGCCTATTATCACCGAGGAAATTTATAACAAAACCCAGGAAGAGCTCAAAATAAGGCAGATAGCTGCTGCTGAGTTCTCGAACAACCCTAGACCTTTTCGAGCCAAATATATGTTGTCAGGTATAGCTCAATGTGGCTACTGTGGAGCACCTCTACAAATCACTCTAGGGACTATCAGAAAAGATGGCAGCCGTAACATTCGCTATCAGTGCAAGAATAGGTTCCCAAGGACAACAAAGGGGGTGACTATCTACAATGACAACAAGAAGTGTGACTCACGATTTTACGAAAAATCAGATGTTGAAGAAAATGTAATCCAGCAAATCAGCAAGCTACAGAACGATCCCAAAGTTATTGACGGGTTGTTTGCTGATTTAGAAACTACTATAGATCGTGACGCATGCATAAAACAGATTGAAGTCTTATCACGTAAAGTCAGCAGATTGAACGATCTCTATATAGATGGTCTTATTGCATTAGACGAACTCCAAACAAAAAACGCAGAAATTATAAATCAGCGGTCTTTATTGGAAAAAGAATTAGAAAACGACCCTGCTATTAAACATCAAGAAAGAAAGCGCGATATGAGACAAACACTAAGCACTGATGATATTTTTACTATGGACTACGAGCAGCAAAAAGTCATTGTTAGAGCCCTTATAAACAAAGTTCAGGTCACGGCTGAAAGCATAAAAATCAAATGGAAAATTTAAACAATTTTACTATCCTTTATTTCTACTAAAGTAAAAGCTTTAACCTTCAAACTTTTTAATTTTT